TAACCAGATCTGTATCTGGAGATGTATTTGCTTTATAACTTTCCAAAAATCTTAAGATATTTTGGGGTCGTCCTCTACATGGTAATAATATCAAGTGTTTCATATTAAATTTTCCAAAAACTATAAATTCCAACATCCAATTCATAGGAAGACCAAATTCTTCTTTGTCTATTTGGTTGTTGCTTTGCCCAATCCCACATTTTTGTTAATCCATCTTTTAATGAAGTTTGTTGTTTAAAATTTAGTAAAGATTTTGCCTTATCGTGGGTCACCCATGCGTGTTTGACTTCATGTCTTCCTTCCAAGAATCTTTTTTCACCACCACCCATTACATCGATTAAAATATCTGCTGCTGAATTTATCGATATATGATCATCACTGCCTATATTAAATATTTGCTTTGATGCTGCTTTATCAACGGCACACATCCAAAAATAAGGAACACAATCATCTATGTAGCTAAATGCTCTTGTTTGATTACCGTCACCATAAATTGTCAATGGTAAATTATTAAGATGATTATACATCCATATTCCTAAAACATTTCTATATTTATCCCAAATATTCTGTTTAGCACCATATACATTATGGGGTCTTATAATACACCAATCCAATCCATGTTGTTCGCCAGCAGACTGTATATCCATTTCACATGCAAATTTTGCTATTCCATATGGATCTATTGGATTTGGAATATACGATTCACGGAAAGGTAATTCAGCATTACCATAAACTGCCATGGTTGAAGTGAATATAAACCTTTTAATGTTGTGTTTAATTGCTAAATTAATAAGTTTAGTTGTAGCAATTAAATTGTTTTCATAATTATATTGCCTTATAAAAGGACTTAAACCCTCTGCCGCATAAGCAGCAAAATGAAAAATATAATCAATTTTTTCAGTCTTAAACAACTTATCAATTTCTTGTATATCTTTTGAAAGATTAATATTGATAAAATTAACTTTTGGATTTATATTTTATTTATAACCGCCAGATAAATCATCAACACCATATACAATTGCTTTATTATTTTCTATAACCCAATCCGCAAACCGTGATCCAATAAGTCCAGCAACACCAGTAATTAAAATTTTCATAAAATCTCCTCAATGCTAATAGTATTTAGTAGTGACATTTTATCAGCATGTGTGTCTTTACAATGAAATCCGAAACTATTATCAGATGACAATATTTTACCATCTATGTTTTTAGACTCACACGAAAACGAAGAAGCAAAAGAGATATCATCAGTGAAACTTAGTCCCAGCTCTATTAACTTATCTTTCAATAACAATGAAATGATCACATCTTCTGGTATGCTATACATTTCATCTGTGTAAAGAATAGAAGTATAATTTAATAACTTTTTACTTCTTAATGTAAATCCACCATTACCAATTTGATTTAATTTTTTAGTTGATGATACATGATTTAGTATCATAGGCCAACGAAAAATATTTGTTGACAAATTTGAAATAGGCCATGGAGCACCAATATAATCATATTTAAGAAAGTCATTGTTCCATTTTTTAGGATTAATTATAAATCCATCAGATTGAATTAAAATTAAGTAATCAGAATCAACATAGGTGCACAACTCAGTTAAACAAAATTTATTATAATCATTCCAAGATAATTTGTTTATATTAACTGTGTTATTTGTAAAGTTTGGTTTATAATTTCCAGATGTAATATAAATAATATCTTTAAATTTAATATCTTTAGAACTATATTTTAATGCTTTAATTGTGTTAATATCATCACCAACACCATCAATAGCAACTAGTGATATTTGAGATAAGTCTATCATTGTATTTTTTGCCAATTCTTTTTATGAATTCCATCGATATAATCAAAATTTGCGTGTTGATTTATACCATTTACTATACGAGAATACATAAACAATTTGTCCGTAGTTTGTAATTTTTCTATTATATAACAAAAAGCAGATTCAATTGTATGAATTTCTTTTGCATTTTCAAAAATCCAACAATAATCAAATATGTGACAAGGCAATCCATCATTATAGACAATTTTACATTTTGAATTAATGTTTATCTCCCTTTTTAACATTTGAGGTGGAGAAGCAAATAAATTATTTACAAAAATGAATTCTTCATTATCACCTATACCTAGTCTATTTTTTAAATTCAATTCTCTATCTTTATTTCTGGTAAATTCAAAATAATCTGCCCAATTTTCATTAGACAAATTAATAAAAGGATATTTACATTTCATTGAAGAAATAAAATTAGATTTAAGAGACATAGTATAATCAGCATGTACGAATGGAATACAATAAAGCATATTTTCATCATCTAATGTAATTTTACTTTTTAGTATTACATTTTTATTAAAATGCTCTTTTAGTGGAAATTCACTTTCGTGTGAATAATATTTAATATTTGGATATTTTAAATAGTCATTGAGATAACTAAACTCTGGGTTTATAGGCCAAATTACATTATATCCAGTATTAGCATGTAATTTTGCTGCTTTTTGCAGAAAAAAAATATCACCAAGACCAGCTGGTTGATTGATAATTAAATGTTTTTTCTTTCGATTCAATGTGATTTTTCCTCTCGCAACAAAGAGTTTGTCATTTTATTAATTTTTTGTTTAATTGAAAATCTTTCACTATTTGTAATGTACACACTTCTAGCAATTTGAATAAACTCATCATCAAATTGTAATTTTTTTTCTTTATCTCTAATTAAATCTTCTATATCCCATAACTTTAAATTTACACAATATAAATCATCAATAATATTTTTTTCTAAATTTAGAGATAATACAAGTGGAGTTATTTCTTCCAATTCTTTTTTTATATTTAAAATTTTATCTGTATCATTTATTAGTTTTTCTTTTATACAAAGAATTGTATATTTATCGACCAATTCGCCATTAGAAACTTCTACTTTCATTTTACATTTCCTACTAAGTTAAATTTAACAATGTGTTCTGACAATCCCATTTCCCTGAGTGACTTTTCCTTAGATGATCCATCTGCAATTCCCATTGTAATCATTGGTTTTATTTCTGGTGGAATTAAAGTCCCAGGCCATATTGCATAATCGATTCCCAATGCAGCAATTTTCATCTTTGGAAAGAACACGGGAATGACTTTTTGCATCAGTATTTCGTGATCAAAAACCTTTCTCTGTGTTTGATCTCTTTCATTTTCCTCACACATGGCAATCCAATATTTTAGGAACTCTAAAACAATATCCTTGTATGTAAACAGGATGGGAGATGCTTTAGGATGAGCATAGTCTATCTGTGGAAATATTGATTGATACGCAAATGCCATGTCAACATTCTCTGCTAGTTTGTCGAAAATGTCAAGTTCGGCATGGATTAATGAATCCACATCCATCCAAACAAATGGTTTCTTCTTTTCTTCGAGAACAGACAAAATAAATTTTGGTTTGGCAAGGCAGTTCAATCGATACTCACCCCGAGATGGGAGTTCTCTAATGTCATGCGGAATGTTATTTTCGTTGCAGTTTATACGCAAACGACGAGAGTGATCGCTATAGTATGTGCGATTGTCGATGTCACAGTAAAATGATACAATTTCAGTTTTCACGGATCAATCCAAAGAGTTGAGAGTCAGCAGATTCAAGGTCTTTCACACGATTGAAATTATCCTTAACTGCTTCTAATTTACTTTCATATAGTTCTGGTGTTAACGAATCGATATCGAAATCCGAGGTCAGTGTGATGATTCCATCTGGATTAAAAATGCTATCGATGTCTGGAGCACCCCAGTATACTGGTATTGTTCCAGTGGCAAAACAATCTGTAATCTTCTCAGTATAATATGTTTCATACTTGTCATTTTCTATGACAATAGAAAATCTATAATCTTGAAGTGCTTCAAGTTTATCCCAAGTACTTTTTCCCACTCGTTTAGATCCGAGTACACCACCATACAAATCTAGTTTATCTTTCCATCTCTCAGCAAACAAATGTCGAATAGAATGCCCAAAGGCAAATTTCTTGGGAGATGCAATCAAGGATGTCATCTTGGTCTTGGTGTAGACTTCATGTTCCTTGATCCAAGGAAGATTACTTCCTGCTGGGCAATATTTAATATTTGGATATTTGCCGACTATTGACTTCTCTGATGTAAATACAAGATCGTATGAGTTGGATATCTCACCAAGACTGGATTCCCAGACTTCCCGTGGAAAACTCATTAGATGAAAAATAGCACGGGATTCGCATACCCATGCTATTTTTCTCTCACCAGGTTTCTTACGGTAATTCATCCCAAACGGAATACCACCGTCGATGAATACTTTTACGGGATGATCTTCAATTGTCCAATCAAATTGTTTTGGTTTTAAGTCCGAACAAGATGAATGCTCTATGGTAAAAGGAGCACCAATCGCTTGCATTTTTTGCATAATGTAGAATCTCCAACATTATGTATATCACTTTCCTATGTGATATTTGGGGACTAAAGTCCATTCCTTCTTTTCTTTATGTGGAATGATCTTTAGTCTTGCAAGAGAAAGTTGTGGTTGCTCGTATTTCTTTGGATCTACTGCTTCCACCAGACCCCATTCTACGAGCAACTTTACAATTGTATTTCTTCTTCCCAGGTCATCTGTAGACATATCACTGTCAAGACCATCAAGAACAAACATTTCCTTAAAATGCATAATAGCATATCTACCTCTTTTGTGTAGTATGTGACACGACTGGTAAAGTTTCTTTTCGGTTTTAGACGAAACCCCAATACGAGTAAGGGTTTCCTTAACCTTCAGGAAGTCTTCTTCCTTTTCAAGTTTTACTTCTACGCCCAATCCCTCAAATATATCTTCTGTCATAATATACTCCCATTTTGACAGAAAATATTTATGGTTTTACCTTTTTTGACCACCCTTTTGTACTAATTCCTTAAGGGTCTTAAGGTCAAAAAGGTCTAGAACTTCCCTTGCCTTCTTATCGGAATACCCAAAGACCTCCTTGATCAACTCAAGTTTCTCGTCCTCTTCGGGTTTTATCCACTTGGAGAACCGTTTCTTTTTGGAAACCGAGCACATGTAGTAATCGTATTGCATCTTTTTGTCCAGAAAGGAATGCATATTCATTCGATTTGCATGAAATACAGTCTCTGGAAAATAAGAGAAACACTTGTTTATGACATAAGGAACATAATCTTTCTCAAGTTTTGGATCCTTGGATAGAAGGTTTTCCTTTGTTTGATTGATCGAATTTAGGATATCGGAAAGCATATTATTTGAATGCGCAAGTCATCATCAACTGAACAAGGCAAGCAACCAGATTGATTTCTTGGTCAGCAACGAACGCAGAGCGGTACTGGGACTCAGCAATGATCAGAATCGCCTCTGGAATGCTCTGGTTCTCCAGATGGGTTCCTAGGGCATCGTAGATTTTCCTATAGATGTCCTGTGGTGACGATTCGGCATTCAGTGCTGCCCAACGACGAACAGTGGCAAAATCCTTGTTCCGCAGTGCGGTCATGAGGTTTTTGATTTCAATGTCACCTACATTCGAAAGAATGCCCTCATCGATTGTACCAGAAACGCCATATCTCTGGAGTTCGTTCAGGATTCTACGCATGTCGGGGAAGTGCTTTGTGATCAAAGATCCGAGCACTTTCTTGTCAAACTTTATACCCTCTTGGTTGAGGATATACACACACCGCTCCATCATTCTTGCTGCGATTGCTGGTTTCTCTCCTGCGGGAAGAACAAAATCAATACAAGTACAACGAGAATGAATAGGTTCAATAATTCTAGATTTATAGTTGCAAGTGAGAATAAACCTACAGTTATTGGCAAACTCTTCAATTGCACCGCGTAAAGCAGGTTGAATACTATTGGCATTAGAATAATCAAACTCATCCAGAATCACTACCTTTCGGACATCACCAGTCAGAGATACCGTACTGGCAAACTGACGAATCTTTGTTCTAAGTGTGTCAATATTACCTTCTTCTGAGCAATTTACTATGATCCAATCACACCCCATTTCATTACAGAGTGCCTTGGCAACCGTTGTCTTGCCGACACCAGCAGTACCAGAAAACAGTAAATTTTGTGGTTCCCCTTTAGCAACCATGTCGCTGAAGGTTGACTTCAGCGACATGGGGAGAACACACTCCGAGATGGTCTTTGGTCGATACTTCTCGACCCACAGAAAGTTATCATAATTCATAGTTTAAGATCCATACTTTGAAGTGTTCGCTTCCATGGCAAACCAATACTTGAGCGAAATTGCCTTATTTACAAACTCGCCCACTACATTCTTAGCAAAATTAATCGTGTAATCTCCTGGAAGGATCTTGATGTTTTCCATCTTGAAATTGAAGAGGAAGTTCTCACCATGCCAGTTATCTGCAACCACGACCTTGTATGTATTCGATGTTGGGTTTCCTAGGTCAGAAACCATTGCAACGATATCATTCGAATCCACAGTGAATGAAAGATCAGGCAGTTTCATGACCGATGCTGCCTTCTGAAGTTCTGAGAACTGCTTCTCCGTCAGAACAATTGAAATGTTGATTGAAGGCATAATGACATCCTTTGTTGGAACACAAAGTTGTCGAGGATCGGAATAGAGATAATTCGCTACGGAACTTCCTCCGTTCTTGATCTTTACACTCTTATCACCAAAGGTAAATGATGGATTGTTGAATAGACTGATTACACCTAGAAACTCATTGAGATCCCAGATGCCAAACTCAACATCGAACTTCTCCTCGACAGTTGCGATTGCCATTCCATTCTTGGAAGGGGTGATTGTCTTAATCACATTTCCTGGTTTGACCAGGAGATTTGAATTTAGACTTGAAAAGTTTTTCAGAATCGATAGGGTGTTTTTCGAAAAAGTCACTGTGCTCATAATTTATCTCATGAAGTTATCTTCAAAATCGTCGTCTTCAAAACCGCT